CGCGAACGGATGGGATCAGATGGCTGAGCGGCAGCGAACGTCTGACAATGATGGGGTTTGCCTCGGACTGGATGCGGCCAACCTTGCAGAGGCTTTCGGTGCCGGAAACGCCGTTGTTACGCAGGTGGCGGAGTGGATTGGGAGGAAGTTGATTCAGATAGGTTGAAATCAACGCTTTGGCGCGTTGCGGGGCATGCCCTCAACGCGCTTTGAGCCGGTGACAAATTAAGACACCTGATGCCCCGGCTCTCAGCACAACATTTGGGTTTAACTAAATCCAACCTTCGTTAACTGGGTTTTTTGCTCGGGATCTCAGTAGGTACAAACGAGCCCCTAAAAAGCCGCGTATCGAAGCGATAGCACGAATTGACGTTTTTGCGGACGTACCCGACATAGACTTCTGGCGGGCCGCAGTCGGAATACTTCATTGCGTCAAGCATGACTGAATAGCGAATCCCATTTTCGGCATGGAATAGGAGGAAGCCAGCCAACATAAGAATGAAAGCAGCAAACATAGCTCTCAAGCCCGGAAAAAATTCTTGGTTTCCTTTCTCGGGCCTACTTTCGGGATCTTGATTTTTTGCCAGAATTTTTTGGAAAACGGGAGACAAGGACGCCATGTAACCACTGCGCAAAAACAGGTAGCAACTTACCAACATGAGAGATACCGGCACAGAAAGAATAAACCCTCCCATGATAGAAGATTGCTTAATAAACTCACCTTCAATGCCCATGGTCGAATTTATTATTTTTTCCGCCATTACTTTACAAGCGTAAAAAACAATCACTGTATAAACAAAGGAGCTCGGCCAAGATTTAATAAATGCGCCGATCTTCGCGCGATTATAGATCAGATAAATCGCACTGGCACCAAACGAGCCCGTGTACAAAAGCAGAACAGTTGTCTCATGCGGCAGGACATACGCTGCCAGCCACAGACAAACAAACATTAGCAACAACATCAAGCCTGCCTTCACTCTCCCGGCCATCACAAACGCTCCCTTCCATTTTGTTAAAAAGCTGATTCACTTCTCTTTCAATGCCGCAGCCAATTTTGCTGTAATTACGCTGACAACTTATTTCGAAAACCAGTAACCAATATAAACATTCTGAGCAAAAATACTGGTCGCGAATACTCTAACCCTCTCGGCACCACCAAGACTGCGCGTAAGCGCAACCATCGACGTACTCAATACCACTCAACACAAACCCCGTGACCGCCATCCCCGCAAGCGTCGCATCTAGCAGCGGTGGGAATGGATCAGGATCCAGCGGCATGCCCACTTCCACTCGCGCGACGTTCGTCGCCCGCCCCAACTCCTTACAGACCGCAGAGCTGACCATGACATTGCCTTTTATCGCGGGATACTGACGCCGCGCTTTGGCATCCAGCGCGATGCCGCGAGATCTCATCGGGGTAACCAGTAGGTGCATGTGGACGCCCTACTCATCGCTATCGATGTCGAGCATTGATTCGACGGCAAAGGCCAGCGCCGCGTCTGCCAGCTCAAGTAGATCGCAGAGGTCGCCGTTATCAATCAGTTTTTTGTCGTGCAGAGCATGAGCTTCAGCCAGCAAGGCCTTGTGATGAGCACCTGGCTGGGCGAGTAGCGCGGCCTTGTCCGCAAGCATGGCTTGCCAGTGGGATAAATCATTTCGGGCGGCGGGGACTGCCGTTGTGGTTGAGGTTTTCATCAAGTCGGACTCCGAGCCAAATACTGTACGCATAACCAGTATATTCAGAATCTTAGGATGTCTCCTACAGATGCCGACGAAGCGTCCTACAGACATCAAAAAGCAATTCAGGAGAAATCCTACTTATGACAGTTTCTATGAAGCAAAAAAAAGCCCGCCTCAGCCGAAACTGAAACGGGCTTCCCCCGCATTAACGACCGTTACTTCAGGTCGTCAAAGTGGTCTCGCAGGAACTCGTAAAAGCGAAACGCTTGAAACGATCTCCATACGAGGCTCAGCGTACGCAGAAAAAGCTTCATACGTTTTGGCCTCCAGGTTGGGGGCCAAACCTCCAGCGCACTTACCGGATCACACGAGCCTTCGGACATACACGCTAATGTTGTCCATGAGGCGGCCGGTTGAGTTCCCCCCGAACCAACATTCCGGCACGGGTGCAAAACCGTGTCAGAGGGCGTGAAACTGTTGTGTAACCGGCCAAACCTCACAGCCGCATTAGCATGTGAGCGCCGGCATATTAACCTAGAAACTTCAGCGCAGCGGCTGGTCTTTGACGTTCCAAGGCAAAGGGAGGATGTGTTTTTGTAAAACGTTATTTCTGTCAGGTTATTTCTATCGCTTAGAACACCGAAATTCTCTAGTGATGCCTTCATATGACGTGAATCAATCGATGGAAAATAACGTTGCAAGGATAAGCAAAGCTTAATACTATGCCCCCACGCTAATGTTGTCCGTGAGACGTACCAAGCTACAGCCGCAAGCTGAGGCTTACGAAAGAACCGCCCGGCAAAGGCGGTTTTTTTTCGCCAGGCGTTTTGATTTTGGCCGGGTGCGCATCGCTTCGGGCTGCGCCTAATTACGGCACAGTGGATCGAACCGCGAGCATCAAATAGAGCGATCCACGCTCCCCAGTGTCGCCAGCCGCGAAAGGAAAAAACGTTGCAAGTCCGGGGAAGGATCAATAACATGGATTTACGCCAGTGTTTCCCATGAGACGTACCAAGCCCCAGCCGCAAGCTGTGGCTTACGAAAGAACCGCCCCGCAAAGGCGGTTTTTTTTCGCCCGTCGTTTGGTCTTGGTCATGCATCAGGCACAGGCACAGGCCGCGACTGTCTCAGTATCGGCTTCCTGGACGGGCGAGTGGCTCGCCATGGAAGCCAACGATGCTGTTGATGCTGGCAATCTGTCAGATACATAAGGCGTCTTTGTCGCGGTACTTATGCGGCGTCACCGTCGATTCCACCTGGCTCACTTTTCCTTCCTGAAGGTGTTTCTCAGAACATTCGGTGGCTACATGACGAAGTTGTAGGCAAAATCTGAGAGTTGCGTAAGGAAGCGCGTTACGGTGCTTTTCAGCAAGTTATCGCCTTGCTGGCCTTTCCTTCGGCGGATACTCTCCAGACGTCGCTGCATATTCAGCGATCGGGCTTGGTAACCCGACGAGTTGCGCAACAGCGCCCCTTCATAGCTCATGGCTTTTTCAAGCTTGTAGTTATTTTATGGCGGCTGTGCGTGGGACGCCTTCGGGCGTGCCGGTCTCCTTGACTCCCGGTTTACCAACCTGCGCACAGCTGCCACCCATTCGCTTGGTAACGAAAAGTGGTAGCTCCTCACGTCAAGGAGTTAGACACATGCACACCGAAAATCCGTACAGACTCAGCCTTCTCTCTCACCGCGCCAAGTCGCGTAATGCTCCTTTACTCGGCCTCCTTTTCGTCATGAATGGAGGTGGTAAATGACCGAGCCATTAGAAGCAAAAACCATCGGCCTCACCCCCTGCATCTATTGCGTAGACAATCCGTTGTTCCATGTCAGCGCCGGCGTTCCTGTCGACGCAGCCTTGGCCATGGCATCCGATCTGCTGTTCCTGGCTAAAGCGCTTTCAAAAGACGCGGCTTATGATCGAGAAACCGACCGTTTTTCGTGGGCCGCACACTATTTGACGGCTCTGGGTAAGGCGGTGATTGATGATGTGGTCAAGGCCGTTACGCCACGACCTGTCAGAGCGAGCATGAAAGTCGCCAAATAGTAGTAAACGAGTCGCGCATAAAAAACCCGGCAAATAGCCGGGTTCTTTTAAGAGTACTTGGTGCAGTCAAACACTATTGAACTGGCTTCCCTAATTCCTACATCGGTCAGATCGCCGCCAGCGTCTGCGCGACACGTAGGATATAGCCCTGATCAGCCTCAGACATCTGTCTGTACCATGTAAGAAGATTCGACTCATCTTGTGTTAGCTCAGAATTTTCGCTGGTGTTATCCCCGCGAATGTTCTCTTTATTATCCTGATCCAACATGCACACTACTCCGTTAAGTGATTGCAGGCGCAACGTTACTTAGGAGCGTGAAAAATCAAAATCGAAATCCATCGTAACGAATGTTAAATATCGACGAGTTATTTCTTGGCGCTTGAAAGGCAGGTGACTTCGGACATGGCGCCGACAATGCGATGCACAGCTTTTTGGTCATAATCAGATAGAGTTCTGAATTGCTGAATCAGCCGTTCTTCGGCCTCGTCCAGTCCTTCGGCCGCACGCAGCACACGCCTGCCAGTCAAGACGTACAGCACGTCAACACCGGCCGCAGCCACGGCTGAGAGGTAGACAGAATCAGCGTTCCGCTCACCCTTTTCGTAACTGCCCTGGGTATTGCGGGTGATCCCCCCCAGTTGCGCAAAGGCCTCTTGGTTTAGCCCTAGTCGCGTCCTTTCTTCACGCAGGCGCTCACCTACGGCAACGTCCAATTGTTCTGTAGATGCACAACTTTTCAAGCTTTCATCCTTTACAGGCCAAAATGTTTGGGCATAATGGCGAAAATTTCAACCTGGATGCCCACGAATGGACACTATGCCCGCCCCTCTAACCACCGAGCAAGCCCGAGCAGCACTTGATCGAAAAGGAATGAGCCTCGCCGAGTTCTCTCGCCAACACGCGCTAAACAGCAACTTGGTCAGCGACTTGTTAAATGGACGGAAAAAGGGACGCCGTGGCCAGGCGCATCGAGCGGCGGTGTTACTGGGCATCAAGCAAGGCACCATCGATTAATGAGGCAGGCGCTCTACCCCGTTGTTAGAACAGCGCAAGGATGCATTTTGTGAGCACTTACAAATTGGTTTGCCCTCATTGCCACTCACGAATGCGGATACGCACCAGCGAAGGGACCCATATTTTTCTGCGCGTGGCTTACCTGCAATGCACCAATGAAGCCTGCGGCTGGTCGGTACGCGCCGAGTTCGAAATGACCCATGAGATGAGCCCAAGCGGTATGGCCAACCCCACCGTCAAGCTCCCACTGGCTGACACGGCACTGCGTCGTGAGGCCATGAAACATGCCAGCGATCAGCTGGAACTGCTCCCCAACCAAGGACCGGAGACCGCACCATGACCCTTACGCAAGATGCTTTTCAGGATTACCGCACCAGCATGCAGGAAGCCGCTCGCGCGTATCTGCTGCGTCACCAGGCGCAATACCTGTCCGACTCCGATCAACTCTTCGAAAGCTGCGTACGCCATTTGATCGTGGCCCTTGAAGTGCCGGCCAGCACCGCAACAAAGCTGGTGCACCTGGCGTGGAGTGAGATCCAGGCAGCCGCCTGATCAACCCCGTGTAACCCCCAACTCAACACACCTCAGCACTTGCCCAAATGGGTATGGGTGAGGTGCGCCAAAAATTTGAGGCAAGCATGGAAAACGACGTGGACATCTTCACTACTCTGCCCCGGGAGCACGCAATGATTTTGCTTGAAACGCTTCGCGCGGAATACGCGGACCAGTTCAATGCGCACTGGCACGAGGAGCGTTTTAACGCTGTGCCCGAACATTTGCGGCATGACTCACTGATCGCAACCTTTCCGATGATGGCCGCGCAGAAGCGGCTGATTGGCGCGCTCTCTTTCAGCCTCGGCCGAAGGTGCTGATCGTGAATGAGCTATCCAACACGCTTCGCGCCGAGGTGCTGCAACGCCTGGCCAACGACTACGGCCTGAAACAACGCCTCAGTACCGACTATTTGCGCGGCGGCAAATGCCCAGCGTGTAGCAAAAAGGAGTTGTACACCCGTAGCTCAAATCCTTGGCTCATCATTTGCGGCCGGGAGAGTAAATGCGGGCAGCGCTGGCACCTGAAGGAGATCTATAAAGACCTGTTTGACGACTGGAGCAAGCGCGCGCCCTCCTCCGATCAGTTCCCCGCCGCGACGGCCCGGGCTTATCTGGAGTTTGCTCGAGGCTTTCGCTTTGAATTGATCCAGGGTTGGTTTACCCAAGACAGCTATTACTCCGACGAGTTGAACGCTGGCAGCGCGACCGTGCGTTTCGCCCTGGACAAGGGCGGTTATTGGGAGCGGCTGATCGATCGACCGCACCGTTTCGGCAAAATGAAAGCCCGGTTTCAAACGGGCGAAAGCTACCGGGGCACCTGGTGGTGCCCGCCTTGTGTTGAACTGCTGGAGGTCAAAGAGCTGTGGATTGTCGAAGGCATCTTCGATGCGATTGCCCTGGCCCACCATGGCATCGCCGCCGTGTCAGCCATGTCCTCCAATGTGTTCCCCGAAACATCGCTGAAGGAACTCTCTCGCCACCGTAGCGGAAAGCTCCCCACACTGGTCTGGGCGCTAGACAACGAACCCGGCGCGCATCGCTACACCAAGCGCTGGGTCCGTGAAGCACGCGCCCTGGGTTACACCTGCGACGCGGCGCAGATCCCGCAACCCGACAACCGCAAGATCGACTGGAACGATCTGCACCAGCGTTGGCAATTCATCGAAGACGGCGAGCAACGCGCCGAGCAAGTCGAACAGGACCTCAGGGCCGCACGCCACCATGGTGCCCTGCTGATCGCCGAAAGCGCCGCCGAGAAAGGCGTGTTGATGTACGAATGGCGTGAAAGTCATGAGTTTCACTTCGGGTACGAGAACCGTCTCTACTGGTTCAAGATGGACCTGGATAAATTCAACAAGGCCATGCAGGCGCTGGATACGTCCGAGCGCCATGAAGACCAGCAGCTCAACGACAAACAGCGTCGGGCCAAAGCGTTGCGCCAATGTGGTGGTGTGGTGGAGATCGCAAACTGCTATCCGCAGGCGTTGTACTTCCAGCGCAACGACGTTACCGATGAGTCCTGGTACTACTATCGCATCGATTTCCCTCATGACGGCGGCAGTGTCAAAAACACCTTCACCGGTGGCCAGGTTGCAGCGGCCAGCGAGTTCAAAAAACGCCTGTTGAGCATGGCCGCCGGCGCGGTGTTCACCGGCAGCGGCAAGCAGCTCGACAAGATCCTTAAGGACCAGCTGTACGGCCTGAAAACCGTCGAGACGATTGATTACGTGGGTTACAGCAAAGAATACGGTGCCTATGTATTCGGTGATGTGGCCATGCGCAATGGGCTGGTGTGTGACGTGAACAAGGAGGACTTTTTCGAGTTTGGGAAGCTGCGACTCAAGACGCTGCAGAAGTCGATCAAGATGCATATCCAGCGGGATCGCAAACAGTACCGGACTGACTGGTTGCCAATGCTCTGGCTGTGCTTTGGCGCCAAGGGCATCGTGGCCCTGGCGTTCTGGTTCGGCTCGCTGTTCGCCGAACAGATCCGGGCCCAGTACAAATCCTTTCCGTTCCTGGAGGTCACGGGCGAAGCCGGCGCTGGCAAAACCACGCTGCTGACTTTTCTCTGGAAACTCTTGGGTCGGGAACACGAAGGGTTTGACCCGTCGAAATCGACCCGCGCCGGCCGGCAGCGCGCCATGGGCCAGGTATCGAACATGCCGGTGGTGCTGATCGAGGGCGACCGCAACGAGCCGGATAAGGCTCACGTCAAAAGCTTCGACTGGGATGAACTCAAAGACTTCTTCGGTGGCGGCACCCTCGGCACCAAAGGCATGAAAACCAGCGGCAACGAAACCTATGAACCGCCGTTTCGTGGCGCTATCGCCATCAGCCAGAACGCCGACGTGAGCGCGTCTGAAGCCATCCTCACCCGAATCATCAAATCGCACTTTGCCCGACCGGAAGTCACCACCGAGAGTCGCGCAGCCGCCGACAACCTCAACGTGATTCCAGTTGAACAGCTGAGCCACTTTCTTGTGCTGGCGGTTCGCGCAGAACCCCAGGTCCTGGCGCGATTCGCCGAGCGCGTGCTTGTGCACGAACAGCGCCTGCGACAGATCAAGGAAATCCGCGTTGAGCGTATCGTCAAAAATCACAGCCAGATGATGGCCCTGGTTGATTGCCTGTGCCTGATCTGCCCGCTGGATGAGAACCAAGTGGTAACGACTCACCAGCAACTGACCGCCATGGCGCTGGAGCGACAATCGGCGATCAGTGCTGACCATCCGCTGGTGGCTGAATTCTGGGAGGTTTACGAATACCTCGAAAGCCTGGGTGAAGGTCCGCAGGTCAATCACAGCATCGACCCGAAACTTATCGCCATCAACCTTAACGAGTTTGCCGAAAAGGCCGGTGAGCATCGGCAGAACCTGGCTGATCTCAAGACGCTGCGTACGCTTCTGGTAAACAGCCGCAGCCACAAGTGGCTGGAAACCAACAAGGCTACTTACAGCGCCGTTCGAGCTTCACAAGCGGCCTGCAACACGATGTTAAGAAAACCCACCACTGTGCGCTGCTGGATATTTAAAACTGCCTGACACAGGGCAAATCGAGGTTGACCACGCCGAGGACGCGCCAGGAGCCAGCCGTGGAACGTTCCGCCAAGGAGGCGAGCTATGAGCAGTATTGAGTTTTTAACGCACGATCAAGTCTGTGAGTTGACCGCTGCACGGACAAGAGCCGGCCAACTGACCGTATTGAGCAAAAACGGCATCCGCCACACGATCAAACGAAATGGATGGCCGTGTGTCACCACGGCAGCGTTGATCGACAGCAATCACAGCCAACCAGTGGCGCCCGTCACCTGGCAGCCAAGGAAAGCATTATAAATGGGTCGCAAGCCATCCAACCCGGGCAGCATCGCCCGTTTAAGGCCACGCAAGCAGCGTAGCGGTGTTGTTTATTACTACTACGACACCGGAACCACGCCACGTAGGGAGATTCCACTTGGCTCTGATTACGGCTTAGCCATCCTCGAATACGCCAAGCTGGAGAAGTCTCGCGTCTCGGTTGCATTGGCGAAGACAGTACTTACCTTCGAATACGTGGCAAATCTCTATATGGAGGAAGTCGTACCTACCAAGGCTTCGGCAACCCAGAAGGACAACGCGCGTGAATTGAAGCAATTGCTCGTTTTCTTCAATGATCCACCTGCTCCGCTTGAGGCAATTGAGCCACAGCATGTCAGGCAGTACTTACGGTATCGCTCAAAAACGGCCCCTGTCCGCGCAAATCGCGAAAAGGCACTGCTCAGTTCAATCTGGAACTTCGCGCGTCAAAGCGGTTACACCTCGCTAGCCAACCCTTGTGCGGGGATAAAAGGAAACAAGGAGACCGGGCGGGACAACTATGTCGAGGATGACCTGCTATTGAAGGTCTACCAGCATGCGGAACAACCGCTGAAAGATGCTCTCGACCTCTTCTATCTCACAGCACAACGGGTTGCGGATACGTTAAAGATGGACGAGCGCGACATTCGCGATGGACAACTTACGGTTCAGCAAGGCAAAACCAGCGTGAAACGGCGCATAGAAATAGTCGGCGAATTGAAAGTTGTGATTGATCGGATTATGGCTCGCAAGGCCGGCTACAAGATTCGATCGACTCGCCTGGTAGTCATGGAGAACGGGCAACCGATTACGAAAAGCATGCTCAGAAAGAGATTCGATGACGCGCGGGAGGCCGCCGGCATTCCTAAAGCGGACTTTCAGATGCGAGATTTGCGGGCTAAGGCAGCGACAGACAAAGAGGAGTCGACAGGCAACATACGGGCAGCACGCGATCAGTTGGGGCACACCACCGTTGGTATGACCGAGCAGTACATTCGGATGCGCAAAGGGATGAAGGTAACGCCCACTAAATGACCAGTGGTGACGAATTGCGGAGCAGAGATTGGTTTTTGCGGAGCAAAGAAACAAGGGCCTGCGTGAGGTATCTCACGCAAGCCCTTGATATATATGGTGCCCGAAGCCGGAATCGAACCGGCACGCCCTTACGAGCGGGGGATTTTAAGTCCCATGCGTCTACCAGTTTCGC